AAAAATACTCTTTAGGAGACATTCCAGCAATCTTATTCTTAGATCGCTTCATTCCACCAAAGTCCCATACCCAGTTACGATGATCTAGTTCGCCATCGAACCATACTCGAAAGGATACTGCATACCCATGCAGGAATTTGCAATGCGTATCTTCTGCTTTCCATTGACGGAAACAAGTTGAGTACCCATCAAATAATTTTGTTGAACTGTATCTTCCCATTTTTAATTACTTTTAATTGTTTGTTCTGCTGTTTCTTGGTAAGTGAAATATAGGTCTTTTAAGTCACCTTTGCAACTTTTTATTGCATTATCCCATACATCAACTCCGAACTCTACACAAAGACGTAACTTTAAGTCAGTCAAAGTTCTTAGCTCTGTAATATAGAAATCCTCCATCAGCTTATTGTAGCGCTTAATGTGCTTGCGTTCGATCTCGTCTATCTTATCTCTAAGAGAGTCTGGACCTGCCTTCCATGTTTCCTTTGTTTTGATTATTTCTTGCTCACATCGCTTCATCACATTACGTGCATCTGAAAGATATGGAGCTAGATCGTAGTCGCCGTGCTCGATCTGCTGAAGTAAGAACGGTCTGCCTTTTAATGCTTCCGATCTTTTAAGTTTGGGTTTTAATTTGGACTCCCTCCACCAATTGAATCTACTCATGTGTTTCTTCTATAACTTGTGCTTCTTCTATTATTCTACAAATATATAAAATTCCTTCTTTTTTTAAAACAGTTTCACTAAGATAGTATTCTTTAGCTTCTGTGATAGGAAAGTCTGGATGATCTTTGAATTTACGGACTACCTCGTAGAGGTGATCGTTATAACTTATTATCTCTTTGTTGAATGACATGATATAAATATACTAAAAAAGGCTCACGTATGCAAGCCTTTTGTAATTTATTTTTTATCTGCTTCTATTTTTGTTTAATTCGTAGTATTTGTTTGTATATTGATTCATTAATGCTACCACTCTCTTCTTCAAAATCTGAAAAGTATTGTCCGAAGTCTTCTCGATGCTTCTTTTTAGTTATGATATTACGGACTATGCTATTTATATCAAAGCCATCAGTATCATCCATACTACTATCACCATAATCACTGACTAGATCTTCTCGTGTAGCTGTGTCTTCTAAAGCGCTAGCTAGGTATTCTTCAAATTTTTGTTTTAGACTTGGGTCTTTTTTGAATTTCTGTAATGCTTCTTCTGCTTTAACTAAATTGTCCATACCTGCAGGCTCTGGGCTCTGTTTCGCTAATGGGTTATTTTTAGCATACTCGGCAAAGCCATTTATTGTACCGTTTGCAATTACCCCAAATCCTTTTGCATAAGCTCTTACAAGTTCAGTTGCTGCTTGTTCGCCTTTTTTATCAAACAAGTCTTTAACTTTTAATCCAAACTTACTATAATCTTGTTTCCGCGTTGGGGAACCTCCACCATTATCGTACTTCCATGATGAAGCTTCTGCGCCTGCTTGTGTGTTGACTAAGTAGGTCAGTAACTCCTGCCATCCATCTAAACCAATCGATTTATTTCCATCCCTAGCTTCTTGTGCTCCGTAATAAAGCATGGTACCAATGTTTGCTCCTCCTCTTACGTTTCCATCTGAAGCTTCCTTATACCATGATTGATTTTTTGGATTTCTTGGTAGATCCTTTATGTTCATGTAGCTTTGCATACTCGGTTGTCAAATATTGTCTACAAATTGTTTGGTCCTATTACCTTGATCCGTATTAGGAATAACAACTGCTCGTGATAGCAAATTTGAGTCTGGTCCATTTACTCCATAGCGATCAGTAAGGCTCTTATAGATTTTTTCTGCAATTTGTTGTTTAGATACTGCAAATGCTCCTGATATATTAGGACTTGAAAGCTCGGTACTAATTGCTTGTATAATTTCTGATTTATTTTCTTGGAGAAAGTTTACAAATAGTTCCGATGCGGCAAACTCATGCATACCCTTGGTTGCTTCTGACCAGGTATTAATGTATGCTTGAACATCTAAATCACTACCTTCTTTTATTAACAATCCTGCCAATTCCATTAATCGTAATCTTGTTGATTTCATTTACAGTTTATTTATTATAAATAGTCTTCTTTTAACTCAACAGTTGTTGCTATTTTGTTTGCAGTTTATTTTTTGCAGCTCTCAACAGTTGCTCGTGCAAGGACTCACCTACTATATTAAGCTCGCTTTTAAGCTCGCTTTGGATTTGAGAGCACTCTGGAACTTTCACTTTCCCATTAAGTGCTGGATTAACATCTTTGTGTAGATTAAGCTCAGATCGTACAATTGATGATTCGAGCCCTGCTGTCTTCAACTTTGCAACTAATACGTCTCTTATTCCAATCGCAGTTGGATCTTGTGATAAAGGACCCTTATTAAGGTATACGTCCTCTTCAATGTTGTTATTTTTAACCCGAACAATCCCAACAGGTGCTGTGTTTTTGTTAGGGAATGTTGGCAGAAAGATTATATATACGTCTTCTTTATCCTTCACTACAATACTATCTGCATAATTCCAATTGTCCATTTTTGATTTAGCAGCCTCCATTCTCTTGCGAATTGCATCTCGGTTGCCAAGACCTAGGACATAAATACCTTAAGTGGCTGCGCGCATCGGAATTTTTTCAGTGTCTTTAGGACTTAAACCTCTACTATCGGGTTGGTTAGAATTATCAGGTTGATTGGAACCATCTGGATTTTCAATCATATCAGTAAGATCTTCTTTAAGTCTTTCAAGATCATCTTTAACGGTACTTTCACCTGGTACTGCGTAAGCTTCCATCCACGGGAAATCCTCTGCATACTTCTTAGGCACTCCTGCTTCGATAGCTGTCTTAATAATTAAGGATTCTACAGCTTCATATGCAGATGTGTCTTCATCGTTTTTTAACCTCTTGCTAATGGCTGCAGTGAGTGCTGCTTTGTTTTTTGCAATTGCTGCAATTACATCTGCTGCTGTATTCTCTTTGATCGGAATACCAGCCAATTCCATTAAACGTGTTCTTATTGTTTTCATAGTTTATTTATAGTAAATAGTCTTCTTTTAACTCAACAGAAGTAAGAACATCTTGAGCTTGACTTTTTTGTGAAGTTGTTGGTGATCCAATCTTAAACTTTGTAGAGAATATTTCGACTAATTTGTTAAAGTCCTCAGCAGGGTCTATCATAAAGAATTTTCCTGGACCTGAAATTGCTATAAAGTAATCAAAGTGTGGAGTTCCAGTGTTAGCTCCAGCGTATATATAAAACTCGAATGCTGCTAATCTTTGATAGAATTGAGGACCTACACTACCATCAGCTTCAACTGCTGGATCTACTACTAGGCTCTTAATGTCAGCTGCAGATGATGATTTATACACTTTAGCTAGTGCACTAGCCCAAATATCTTTTATTACCTCTAACGTTGTGTTGTTCTCTCTAAGCAACCTTTCGAAGGCCACGAAAGCCCAACTGTCAGTTTTTTTGAGATAGTATATGTTCTCGTTAGATTTAGCTCGTAGATCTAGGATGTCTGCAGGAATTGATGATTGTTGTGGATCCTCTGCTTGACGTATATCACTACCACCTCCAAACAACTGATTTATCCGTACAGTCATATATTTTGCAACATCGTTTCCAGATCCTATCTTCTCTTGACTTCTAAGACGGAAACCAGATCTAATCTTCGTTGCCTTCACTTCAAGCTTAACATCACCCACCATAACATCCGCTGCTTCTCCTCCTCGAGGTGATCTTCCTCCTTCAAGAAATAATCGCAAAAACATTTCATAGCGTCCCATTTTTACAGAAGTATACGGAACTAAGTCTGCTACGTACTGCATGAAATCCTTAGACACTCCGGTCTTGTCAACCACATCAAAAAGATTACCTTCACCCATCTGTACTAGGGTATTAATGGAGATCAAACCTCCTGGTTCTGTTAATATTTTTTGAAGTTGTTTATAAGAATTAGTTTCTGCAGCTTCCCTAAATATAAGCTTAGAATCGACAGCTGTGAAGTTCTTTAATTCGGATAGAGATTTCATTACACTATCGCTAGTCTGCTTTGCATCGACTATTCTAAATACCTGCAATAAATCTGATTGCTCTAAGTTAGCTGCTTTAAGTGTGCTGATTAGGGTTTCAAGAGTAATGTCTGTAGGAGTTTCAGATGCCTCCTCTCTTACTGGAGTAGGAGCTTTCTTTGTAAAGTCTGGCATCTCATTGATTCCATTCTCAGCTAGAACCTCTTGTAATACTTTTAATTCACTCTTGACTGTAAACTTACCATTCTTCATGGTAGGAAAGCCTTTTGGTAATCTATACGACCACTCAGCTATAATATCGTCCCAATTTATATTTTTCATTAACTTCGTTTTTATATTCTTACTTCTTAAAAGAGCTTGCTAATCCACCCAATATAAACTTACCAGTTATTTTAAAAGGTTTATTATATATTCTTTCATCTCTTATTACAATTCCCTCATGCTCAGACACTGGTCCTAGAGGTGAGGATAGCTGTTCTAACACTGCATCCCCTAACTTCATAGTAGCTAAGTAAATTACAAATCCATCTACAGCTGCTTTGTAATCTGCAGGATCTGCTATGTAATCCGATAATGGTACTCCTTCCGAGATTTTAATTAATACGTCTTTAGATAAAGCAGATATTACTTTTCCGTCTTTTGTTTTAATTGTGGTATCTGGTACTGTTGCTTGAGCTAACCACTGAGAAAGAGTTTTGGTTTCTTTCTTATCCCCATAGTCTACAGTATATTTTTCATTCAATGCTGAACTAAAGTCTGGCTTATTGTCTAGGGTAGTTGGTATTGAACCCAACACCTCATATCCACGCTTAGATGCAACCTCTTGTAAATTGTTTAATAAATCTTGCATTGCATCTTCGTTATAATCAATTTCTTTAGTTCCTCTTCTTTTAGGAGTCACTTGCTCTAATTCAAGTAATCCATGAACTGCTAGGAAATTTTTGTTATACGATAACACGTTAGTACTACCCGCTACATATTCTAAATTAAACATTATATTTGGATTGTTCCAAAGACCTAATTTCTTAATTGCAGGAGTAATTTTAGGAAGAGACTCATTGAATATATCTAATACTGTACCTCCTATTTGAATCATACCATGACCTTCACCAAATCTATCAGTTAACTCTGCTTTAGTAATTCCTTTAACATCTAAAGGTTTCATTGAACCTCTATCCATTACAAATTGCTTTTTTCCGTCTAAAGTTATAAATCGAATTGATGCATTTACTCCATCAATCTTGACTGCTGCTGGTCCTTTTTCTAGATAATTAACTGACATTTCAAATACTTTTAATATGTCTTTCCCTGTCTTTACCCAATCTATATTAAATGGATGCGCCATATGTCCACCTGCTCCACCTTCATATAACAACGACTTAGCTGTTTTTGAAGGAATATTATAGGCTTTTGGAATTAGTGATTTTAGCTTGATCATACTAATAAATATGCTCTAAAGTTGAATTTCCTTTTTTATATTTTGGTTGATAGGGACAATGCTTACATCCATTACCACAACAACTACCTCTCCTCTTATGATACTCTTCTGTTAGCACTATACGGCCATCCTCGTTATAATAGAAATCAGTAGGAAGAAGCTTTGGTTTGCTAAGCTCCTTCACGTATTGTTGAAATATCCAATCTTGTGATGAATGTACTATTGCCATTATTATACAATTTCACATGCACCACCTGCACAAGCTGCTTCTCCTTTAAGGTCTGTTGCATCTTCTAACTCAACTACTTGACTCAAGTCAATACCCTTCAAAGATTTCATCATGTCGTTGTAAACCTCTTCTGTAATATCTTCAAAGGGAGCTTGGATATAAGTACCTCCATTATATGGTAATACGCTTAATCCATTATAGTGCTTTCTGTTTTCCCACATCCATTCACCAGCCATATCCCATTCGTCATCTCTTAGTGATACTGTTGCAGATACATTGTGTGTGTTGTTTCCTGATCTGTGACCAGGCTTCACCCACTCCATATGCACCTTCTTGATTCGATCTAGTAACTCAAATGGTGATTCTGTTCTCAAGATTGCTCCTTGTGGTGCCTTTTGTGGTATAGAAATTACTGCTGTATCGTGTGGACGGAAGTATTCATCTTCTACTAACTCAGGGTGATTGATTGCTAAGTAGCTGTATATAGCTTCGTTCTTTCCAACTCGGATTCGACGTACATAGAAGTCGTTATGCCATGCATGGATTCCTGAAGAAGTACCTAATGTTAGAGATGTTGTTCCAGCTGGTTTAACAGTAGTCGTTCTAGCAGACTTGTTAATTCCTATGATAGCTGCTACTCTTTCGTTCTCAGCATTAACAACTTTTGCAGCTGCTTTCATGTCATAACCTAATACTGTACCTGATCCGATACCAGTCATTGAAATTCCAATCAATGCATCTTTCTCAGTTGTACGTTTCCATACATCACGTAGGTAGTGGAAGTTAGTGTATCCTGCTTGTAGTGTTCCAATAAACGAAGCTACACGTACTCGGTTTTCAAAGTCTTCTTGAGATTCAAGATCCGATACATTTACTTCACATAAGTTGCAGAATTGGAATGGACGTAGTGCAATCTCGCAACATGGGTTAGTTCCCCAATCTTTATCATTTGTAAGATAAATTCCTGGCTCTCCTGCTCCCGATAACTCAACACGCTTCCAAAGATCCATAAAGAACTCCTTTGTTAGTTTGTGTCTCATCAATGCAGCTGAATTGTTAGCACGACCTCTTTGCGGATTAGTTTCCCACCAGTTTCCTGACTTACAAGAAATCATATCTTGGTCATCAGCACTAAAGAGGCTAATGAGAGCTGCTCTGCGGATACCACCGGCCAATACAGCATCTGCAATATGACATACCATGTCGTGTACTTCAATTGGTGATAGCTTGTCTCCATTTTCTTTTCCATCTAAAATTCCTTGTAATTTCATCAAACACTCTTTTAGCGGTTGAGGTCCTGGAGCTTTACCTCCAGATGTAACTAGTCTTGCACCCTTTGCACGAATATCTGAAAAGTCAAAGTTATAAGAAGACCCACCAGTAAAGTGAGATTTGACTAAAAGCTTAACTGCATCAGCCCATCCTTCAATTGAATCTGCTATTAAGTAACGACGCTTTCTGTTTGGATTTGGTTTTCTAATTTCTGGTAGACTATCTACATGGTGCTGTTGTACTGAGTAACCTACCCCTGTTCCTCCTAAGAGTAAGAACATTGCTTCACCAAAAGCACGAACATCGTCGATTGGTAAATAAGCACAGTTATAGATTCTGTTTGGTGAGATCTCGATTGGCTTACCTGCGAACTGCATAGATCGCATAGATGGTAAAATCTTTTTGTTTAAAACATACTCGTAAGCTTTTTCAATCTCTTCAGCGAGTATCGGGTACTTCTTGATATGCATATTCTTGTTACGCGTTACTAGCTCGTGCCAGGTTTCGCGTCTTTGCAATTCAGGATGGTACTTAGCATACTTCATGAAGACAGTGATATCGCTTAGGATTTCATTCGAAAGTGTCATTGTAGATTAATTTTTAAATTTATAATTGGGGGTGTAGATATAAATAGTTTCCATCATTGCTTTTACTTTGAAAAACTGTTCAATTCTGAAAATTTATTTGCTAAGGCTTTCCTGACTACCTCCGAGTCATTCTGCATCAAACCTTTTGCTTCTTTTCCTAGGACTGTATTTTCAGCATATATGTCTATCTTTGATACTGACATATTCATCTTGCTTGGAAAAGTCAATCCATCTGGCCCAAAGCGATTTTTAATAACGTGCCACCTTCCAGTTCCACTTATCTTATCTGCCACCTTTCGTGACAACGATACAACAAAGTCAGCTACCATCACCTTTGAGTAAGATTCTGCAATCTTATCTGCTTCAATGATGTCTTCTTCCAATGCTGATCTATTTGCTTGAGATGCTGTATAGATTGGAATCTGATATGTTCCAGCCATTCCTCTCAAGTCTTCGTAAATGTTTCCCAACATGATGTCATTACGAACTGCACCTTTTGAAGTTGAATCTCTTAGTAGATCGGCGTAATCGACTATTACTAGATCTGGTTTGAATCCTTGCATAGCACACTTATCTAAGTGAGCAGCAAGCATTGTTACAGTAGCTGTCTTAGTTGGATAATACTTTATGATCAATCGACCTTTAAGTTTCTCTAGCTTTTCGATTACCTCTTCTTGATGAAACTTCAAGTCTTGAGATGGTATTCCAGTATAGTGAGAGTCAAATCTAGCTCCTACATAGGTTTCAGATAATTCTAAACTATAGTAGATTACATTCATTCCAGCCTTCACTGCACCTGCTGCTATATTAACTAATGCCATAGATTTGCCAATACCGGCTGGAGCTACAAAGACTCCCATCTCACCACTACCTAAACCACCATCCATGATCTCATTAATAACATCCCATGGTGTTGGAATTGTGTTACGCTTATTTTCTACAAATCGAGCTGCTATATCTTCCAAGTACTCATGACCAACATTTCTATCTGATCCAGCCTTCATAGCTTCATCAATAGCTGTCTTAATGTCATCATATCTTCCAACTTGCAGCAACTGTACTGATTCTAGAATTGCAGCTTTGATCTTTTGATTCTTACAGAACTCTAGTGTTCTATCTTTTGTGAAATCTAAATCTGTTGAGTCTGTGTACCTAATAACCTCTTTAAGGTTTTCAACTACAGTAGTCTTTAGCAGATCCACATCTACCTCATCCAGATACACCTTTAATGCTTCTAGGGTTGGTGGGCATTTGTATTGCGAGAAGTACTTTAAAACAGTAGTAGTAATCCACTGAGCTGACTCAGATGAAAAATATTTAGGATCAATTATATCGTGAATCTGTGACAGAAAAGTTCTATCCTTTATTAGCACAGCTAACACTTTATTTTGAAACCCAGTACCGTAAAACTGTAATGTATCTTGTTCTTGCATATGTATAACTTACTACTTTTAATTCAATCTTGCAAGGTAAATTGGTCTAACTTTTGAGTTATTTCTTTAAGCCACATTTCAACATTGCGGATTGCGTTTGTTATGCCATCCTCAATCATCATTGTATGGAATTTCATTTTTGCTAATTTATCTACCTTTGTCTGTAGGTTGTCAATAATTCGCAGTTTTGTATGTCCTGGAATCCCACTATCCGATAACTGCATGATTTGATGAAACAATCTGATATCTGCTTCCGCCTCCACTACTCTAGCATAAAGCTTTGACTTAGGATTATTTGCATATAACTCTTTTGCATACTCAACAAACTCATCAACACTTAATATGTCAGAGCCATTCATCTTAGGGAACTTGCTAACAATTGTTTTAGCTCCTAGTCCTGGTACTCCTGGAATATTATCACTATCATCTCCGATTAGTGCACGAAACAGAGCAAAGTTCTTAGGCATGATGCCGTATTGATTATACACGTCATCTGTATAGTACAATTGCTTTTTTGTTGGACTCCAAATGTGAATACGCTCATCAACTAGTTGTAAGAAATCCTTGTCTGAGGACATTATAAATACTTGAGAGTTTCTTTCCTTCAAGTAGTCTTCCCCAATATAAGCTATGACGTCATCAGCCTCAACTCCATCTGAAACGATTACATTCATAGGTAAGACTTCTAGATACTCAATAAGCCTTATCAGCTGTTGAAGTTGGTTATCTTCTTTATCTACAGTCTCTGCTCGATTCAATCTTATCTTGAATTTTCGATTTGCCTTGTACTCTGGATAAAGTGCTTTACGCTTTGCAGAACCATCCTTACCATCAAACACCACAACAACTCGTGTTGGATTGATTGACTTGATTGCATGGCCTACACTAAGCAGAAATCCCGATAGACCTCCTACGTGTTCACCATTAACATTTGTTGTTGGACTTGCTGCATATGCTCTAATGAATGTGTTGAGACCATCAACAACTAATACTCGAGAATTCTTTGTATCGTTGTTGACTGTCTCTTCACCTCTAAGTTTAACTTCATTAAAGTATGCGAGATACTTTTTGTTCATAACTTTAGTCTTCTAATTCTCCTTCATCTACTGAAACGTCATCCGGATCAATCATTGCTTGATCTTTGTACTTCATAACGTAGATGTCACAGACTTTTTTGTAACAATATTGTTTTAAATCTGCATCACCGTCTAACATGCCTTTCCACTGTTTTGACATGAATCGTGTCTCTTCACCAGTCTCTTCGTTAACCAAAGTGTAGTATGCACCTGATGAAGATATCATTCCGTGATCTTTCATCATTGACAACCAACTGTTATAGTCATCGATTCCTGAATTAAAGTAGATATCAAAGGTTGCTTTTTTGAATGGAGGACCCATACGATTCTTGATTACTTGAGCTTCTGTTTGTACTCCAATAATCTTCTCAGTCTTACCTGATCCACTTTTCAATTTACCAACTCCTTTTAATCTAATTCGACAGCTTGCATGGAAACCTAAAGCTTTACCACCTGATGTTGTGTATTTGTCTCCAAACATTACTCCCATCTTTTCACGTAACTGTGATGTACATAAAAGTAGTACTCTCTGCTTTGCAATGATGTTTGTAATCTTACGCATTGCTTTTGACATTAAGATAGCTTTTGTAGTTGCCCAACCATCTTTCTCATAGTCAGCATCTTGCTCAACCTTAGTTGTAGCTGCTGAAACTGAATCGATTGCTATTGTTACTAGTCTATCTTTTGAGCTCTTGCGTACCGTTTCTATAATACTCTCAACTGCTTCAAATGCATCTTCAATTGTTTCCAAAGGAACATAAAGCATATTCTTTACATCAACTCCAACAGCTATTAGAAACTCCTCACTTAAAGCATTCTCTGTATCGATGTAGACTGCAAGCCCACCTTTCTTTTGAGTATTTGCTAATGTGTGAGCTACTATTAAACTCTTTCCTGATGCCTCCATTCCCTGCAACTCTACAATTCGACCTACTGGAAAACCTCCGTCAGGTCTATTAGAGATTGCCAAGTCTAACAGAGATGAGCCGGTTCCGACCCACTCTGTTAAATCTGTAGGAGTTTCTTCAGCTCCACTTAAGAAATGGGCAGCCTTGAAGTCCTTAAACTTTTTGTTGAGACTATCCGCCAGCGCTGAAGCTAGTTCGTCCCTTCCCGATATCTCATCGGGTGTCTTCATAGACTTTGCCATAACTCTTAGGTATTAAATAATGAATCGAATGCTGAAGAAATATCGTCCGTTCCAGTTGCTGTTGTAGCTCCTGAGATTGGCTTAGTTGCAGGTTTAGTGCCTTGAGCGTCTGCATCAGATGATGGATCTAACCACTTACCTAAAACTTCTGTCATCTCCTCATAAGTTGGTTCTGTGAACAACTCAGTGATTTGTTTTTGATTTGATACAATCATCTCTGCTACATCTTTCTCAGTTGTAGCTGGAGTTGTATTTGGTTTAACACGCACTGTGAAAGATGGAAAAGCTCCTTCTTTTTCCGCAGCAGTGTGCTCTACTGTAACGTCACGACCATTCATTAAGTCTGTAATATCTCCGTAATCAGGATCAGAAATTAATGATAATAACTCAGTGTATATTTGTTTTCCAAAAGACCAAAACTTAACTCCTTCATGTTCAGAACCACGTACGATAACTGGTGCATATACTCGGAACTTTGGTTCAATTTTCTTTCCTAATTTCCAATCATCTTTATCTCCAGATTTTTTTAATTTTTCTGCAAACTCAACTACTGGGTCAGGACGTCCGAAAGAGATTGGGGATACCATTGTACGTTTTCCAATTTCGTAATGAAAGTACAATTCCAAGAAAGGATTGTTTTTGTCGAATGCGTAGGGTACGATACGTACTTGAGATTTTCCTACTGGTGGTTTCCACATGAACTCACTTGCCTTTGTTCCGCCACCGGATGTTTGTTGCATCTGTTGAACTTTGCTTTGATCGCATCTAAATTGATTGCCATACTTACTTTGTTTTTATTTGTTTATTACTGACCTTACTGAGAAACTTTTCCTCTTCTTACTGGCCTTACTTAACTATACTGCTTTTTTTCTGATTTGGCAACACTTAACGTGAAAGCTCTTCTATTTTTATTGCTCTGCAATTATATTCACTGTCTGACAATAGAATCATGTCTTGGTAGTGGGTCCAATCTACTCTAAAGGTTTTATCCAAAACTCCATTGTTTAGACTTTGGATTAATGAGTTTAGAGCATTTATACTATAAAATGTATTTGTTTCTTTTTTTCTATTAATTGAGATTGTATCCTTCATTCGCTTGGTACTACCCTCAACGTTGTATATGCACACTACGTTGTTTGACTCTTCAACGTAAGAATAGCACTTGACATTGGATACTGCCTCTACTGTATAGGTTTTGTAAACTTCTCCTAAGCAGTGAGGTAATTTGTCAATATAGGTAAATGTGCAGAGTAGTTGTGGTCTCATTATTTCTTCTCAATCGCATCAATCTGCAGCTTTAATTTAGCAATCTCTCCATCCATTCCAGCTTTTTGCTTTTCTTTGTCTGCTTTCTGTGCCTGCAACTGAGCGACCTTTTGATCATCTTGAGCATTAGCTGCTGATTCAGTTTCTTTTAAAGTTGATTTACGTTTAAATTTAACTTTCTTTTCACGTAGAATTGCTTCAATTTCTTCTCGTATATAATCTTTAATAGACGCCCTCTTCATAATGTATGTCTTTAGTTATAAATAGTCAGCAAATTAATAAACGGTTAAGTTCGCAATATTGGATCCAACTTTTGTTTTGATAGGAAACTTTGCAAAATCAATAGCATTTGGTATAACTGTCTCTAATAAATAGTCTACTCCACCCTTAGGTACATCAAAAAGAATACTATCGTATGTGTATAGTATCGGCTTTGTTTGCATGCCAATTAAACCTAATAGAATTGGTTGTAACATCAGTACGTTAAACTCAGTCTCATACATTTGAATAAAGTAATTGAATAATGTGTATTCGGATATATCTTGATAATTGGCTAGTATAAGCCTCCTACCTGATATTGGACTCTCTATGTACCCATGCTCGTTTCCATAAGTCCATAGTGATCTTGCAAGATTGCTTGCTGCTTTAAAAAACGGAACATGCATATACTGCTTACTTATTCCTCCGTATATCTGACGAAATGTAGCTTCTTTTGCTGAAGTAATCTGTGCTTTAGTTGGGTTGTCTGTGTTGTTGTAATGCTTGGCTAAATGCTCGTATACATCGTCTGTGCCGAAGTCATACCCTACAAGTGATGCAATTAGCCTCGGGTGATACGCATTGAAATCAATCTCTACTAATTTACCATCTTCAAACCTACTCTTAAAGCATTCTCTTGTTCCATCCTCTTTATTGAGAGCTGCGAAGTTAATGCCATCAAATCTATTACTTGGTCGACCAGTTGTTGTATAATAATTGTATTGAGTATAACTCCTTTCTCCTACCTTAGAAAAACTCTTTCCAAACCTTTCCTCAAAGGATGTATTATCAATTTGAATACCATTCTTTTCAATCATATAAAACGAACTCAGCAATCTTTGCTGATAGAAAAGCAGTCCAGGTTGTTTCTCCTCTACAAATACTCGAGTAAATAAATCATAAGCAATCGACTCGTGCTTTGGTAAACTAACTAAGGAACCTAACACTCCACAATCCGAAAGATATCGTGTGTAGTGGTTTATGATTGTTGGTGTTTCAAAGTTGCAGCTTTTGTTTGTCTGTAGGTAGTATTGCATTTGAACATCTGTAAAGCGATCTGTTTCATAACCTGCATACTTGAATATGATTGTATCATAACTAAATACTTTACAGTCATCCAAGAAATAATAATCCTTAACTTGGAATAATCCATCTGGATGACTTTTACTTACTGAAAAAGTTTCTTTAGTATTTACATCTATCATAACCAGAGCAATAATATCACTCTCGATGCGATGTCTTTTGCTATCCTGCAGTATTGGATATACGAATAGGGTTCTATCGTATAGGGATTCTAATTGCTGTATGCTATCTATAATCATGCATACAATATACTAATTAAATTCCGATTATCAAAATCTTGTAAAGCGAGCAAATTCAGTAAAGCTTTTTACTGAGTAAAGAATACTTGGGATAACTTTTTGTGCTTTAAATAATGCTAACTCATTTTGTTGAGCAATAATATCATGTGCACCGACTAGCTTCCATGTCACTCCAATAAAAGCATATAATCCATCATCAATTCCTTTATACTGACCTATCGTCTCCCACTGCTTACTATCAATCTCAACAGCATAGCTGTCATCACTTCCTCTCTTTTGTACAAAGTATCTTACACCTTCTCCTGAATCGTAAGCTGAATCTTTGGGTACATATAGATATGGTATTGGATCAATAAAATCTAAAATAGGAATATTAAATGCTTTTATTCTTTCGTAATCATATTGGTAATGCTCTTGATACACCCTTCTTAATAACTTTCCGGTTTCAGCAGCTTTGGGTGTTATAAGTCTTATTTTTGGATTAACAAGATCAGGATCTCCCACATGATTGATATCCTCATTAATGCCTATTGGAGCAGGTCCAGTAAATGGTGAATCTCCTTCTAGATAGTATTCACCTATATAATCTTCACCATTCAAACTAAACTCACCACCCTTTGTATACAAGTGTGTGCGAGTCTTCTTTCGTGAAGAAAAGCTACTTATATTTCCTACTCTATTTTTCTTTTTAGACCTTACCGCCATGCTTAGTGTTTTTTATATCTAGCAACTGTGCTTACTGTTGTTGTCCAATCCTGTATAGATATATCATGCTCTACGCAGGTTATCTGAAAATCAAAAGATTTTGCTACTTCTGGTGGTATTCTATCAGAAGTAACAACTTGTCCAAAGGCAAACCCTCCAACTCCATCTACTGTGAATCCAAAATTAAATGGTAGTGGAGTTCCATTACAAGTATCATTAACATTACCACTTCCGTTTACTGCTTCAGTAACTGCAGCGATTGCGGCAGAAGTAGTCCCATTATCCACACAGTTAAACATCTCAGCAAAAATATCAGAGTAACTTTTCTTTTCAGACTTTCCTGCTTGCTTTGTTTCAGAGCAATCACATGGTGGTGGATCGGCAGCTCTAGGTTTTGCTTTGTCTGTTATAGCACCATCACCAGCAAGACCAAATGGTACAAAACCTATAGTATCGCACTTACTTCCTTTTGCACTTTGCTTTGCTCCATTTGAGTAAAGTGCTTGACTTTTCATAGCTCCCGTAAGCTTCATGTCTAATGTTAAATCACGAATCACGGAGTTGTTTGGATTAGTTGGAACTGCATACGCTCCCGGTGATTTGAATTTTCTAAGATCAACTAGCGATAGTGTTGGTACTTCTTTAGGATTAGCACAGTCTTCGGTAGTACTAACTATTTCAAGCATATCATTCCAATAGCCACCACACGTATTACTTATTTTTTTTATTACGTTTGTAAGAAATGTATGAACTTTATTATCACCATCCTCTACTGCCTTCAACTCCTGCATTAAGTAAATGCAGTTAATCATTATACCTCCAAAGTCTAACTCATCAGGACCCCATGCTGATGGAACAGATGTGCCCACCCACTGCCAATCTACAGGACTATTTACCACTTGCGGAGATCCTGGTATTACACATATTCTTGGATCACCAGATTCAAGTTTAGGGTGAGACTTTACCATGAGATCAGTACTATGTACTCTTCCTAAAATATGCTTTCCACCATTGGTTGGCATAGAATAGCGATTAATAGCTGCTTCTAGTGTTGCATAGGATATATACCCTTCAACTGTATCAAAGTTTCCCATGGAAAACATTGATTGAGCAGACCCTCCACTAGCATCCCTATCTTCACCTTCATAATTTCCTGCTGCGATCATAGGAGTATTTGGCGCCATAGCATCAGTAAATCTACTCTTAAAGTCACCAAAGAACATTTCGCCATCGCTAGCATCAGCATCGACATCATAGAAGAAGGTAGCTAGTAAACTTTTCTTATCAACTACATCCTTAGATTCGCCACCTTCACTTTCACTCTTATAAGTTCGTTCACAGCCAGTACACTTATCATTTGATACAGCAACTTTTCCATCTCCAGTTGCTTCTGCAGCTGCTACCATTTCAAAACTACAATCCCAAATATTATCGCTATTTAACTTGTAGTTAAAATTTGTAATTAGACCCTGCATGCCATCGTAGATTGCACTACTTCCAGCTTTTTTTTGCATTTGGCAGATTGCCTTTCCATCAGATAAGGGACCTTCTACTGGTTCTGGAGCTACTTGTCCAGTTGCCGCTACAGACCAACCCCATTGCACTCTAGCTGTCATGCCTGGTATAAAATAGCACTTTTGTAATGCTATCAATTGTACGTCAGTATATGCTTTCATTTCTACGGTACAACTTCTTGTTGTTCCTAGCTCACCTTGTTTTTTTACTTTTACTCCGGTTATAGTTGGTTTCGGTCTTACCAATCCAGCTTCATAAGAATTACCAATACTCCCATCAGTTCTACTTTCCATGACAGAGTACTGACCACAAGCACTGCTCATAGATGAAACTCTGATCCAAGGGAAGCGCTGTGCAGCCCATTTAACACCCTTTACTGTTGAACGTGCTGTTAACTCAGCTTGAGTACCACCAGGTACTGACTTTAAACTGAATAGATTATTACCCATAACTTATTTATTTAATCGTGCATACTCCATAAGTACATCCTCATACTGCTTTGGTATTCTTAGTAGTGTACCTGGAGGAATTGTAAAAGTTCCTTTGCCTATAGCATTTGCTTCAGCTATTAACCACCACATACTTACGTTACCGTAATATTGATTTGCGAGAAGATCCAATCTATCTCCTGGAGTAGTACGGACATATATGTCTGTATCCTTTCTAGGAATCGGTGGATATAGTGTAGCTCTTACAATTCGTCTACCACTTTCATCAATCTTACTTGGTACTTCTTCGTATCTCATGTTTAGTGATTGTAATACTTATTTGTATCTGCATTAAACAGCTGTCCGTCATTTGACGTTAAAATTGCCACATCCATTGATACATCTGCTAACATTGGTAATTGCTTATCCTTATCCCAAGTAAACTCTCCTGGGTTGAAATCTATTTTTAATGAATTACAAGCACAGTAAACCTTACTAAATAAATTTCCTACTGTTAATTGAATTAAAGGACCTTTAATATATCCAGGTCCAGTTGGTGAACCTACTGAAGTAATCTTTGCTAGGGTTTCAAGCTTTTGAAACATTACTGTAGCATTGCTCCATGCTACAACTTTAAATCCTAAACTAACACCACGAGTTACTCCTTTGAATACTTTTAAAGTATCTTGGCGTCCAACGTAGTTTTGGTCAGTCCAACTAGGAGACCAACTATCACTGAAGGATGATAGGAGTGCTTTAAATTTAATACTCCCACCCGAGACTTTATCTATCTGTAATGTAATAAAATCACTGTCGCTTTCAACATCGGGCTTTATTCCTAAACTCCTCCTCTCTACTTTACCAGGCTTGTTTGTTTTTGTACTTGTATTCCACGCAGTTGGTATTGTTTGGTTTACAACCCTTACATTACCTTCAGGAGCAGCTCCTTGTCTTGCGTTTGTTTTTTCATACTTCCAACCTCTAATTGCTCCTCTCAAAAGATCCTTTGCTGCAGAATCACTAAGTTGGTTTGTTAGTAGCTTTGAAATATCCGTTTCTCCTACTGCAGGTCTATTAATACCAAACCAATCTTCTCCTTGAGCTTTTCTTAATGTCTGTCCATTGAAGTTTTTATTCTGAAAGTCAGATATTTGTAAGGTGACTGCGCCTTGATTAAATACCTCAGTACTGAATGATATTCTCCTTAAGAAGGCGCTTCCATGTTCTACTCTAGGAAGTAAAATTGATATTGCTCGGTTAGCTAAATACTGTTCATTTTTTAATACTATGAAGCCTTGATCGTATAGTAAAGCACTAAAGTTTGTTTGCTGAAGTACTGGTGTTGTTGTTTCTGGTTTTGGTAGGTCAATTGGTTTTAGTGGCTTAATATAGCTTCGTAAGTTACCTGCATTATCTATAGTAAGACCTTGCGACAATCTAACCACCAATGGTGATATAGCTTTTATTGGATCTAAACCTCCTTGATTTCCAGTCTTAACTGGTTTATTTAACCTTATTGCAGAAGTAAAACTTCCATTAGAAAATACAGCTCCTTGTCCGTTAAGTATAGCATCTTGTGATATAGCCCGACCTACAGTTGTTTGCGATATAAATGCTCCATTAGTAAAAAAAGTACCTTGAGCTATTAGTACGCTCGTAGGTGGTGTGTGTGTAGTCGTACTAGAAATGTACCCACCATTTGAAAAAATAGCTCCCTGATTAGCAAGCGCATTAAATACAAACGGGTACACATCGGTACCATTTCTATTTCCAGCAAAGTTAAATTTAGGAACAACTATATCACTAGTGTGGTTAAATATACCTAATGGTTTAATCTTTATATAGCCAGTATAGGTGTCAGACAGGTAGAAGTGTGGTAGATGGTTTGTATTCTCAACCTTAGCTGATTGCTTTAGTCTATCCTCCAATTGCATTGTTTTACCAAACTTAGTATCTGCTTTTGGTATTATAAACGAAGTTAGTGGTGGTGTTATAAATTGCCCAACTGCAGGTAGTGGATTATTTATCCTTGACTTTTGTATTGTTTTTATAAGCTCCTCGTTGCGTCTTTTATTATCTGGAATAGCTTTTATTTGTATGTCTGTTGTTTTTCTTGGAGCTATAGTATTTTTTAAATCAACTGCACCCTGAGCCGTTTCAGTATTTGGTTTTACTGAGATATCATTGTAGGAACTTGCTTTAAGTCTATCTACTAAGCTTATAGTTTTAAACGGCTTCATATTATCTTACGTTTGATGTATTAAGACCTAGTCGAATTATTTCTCCAACCTTTCTACCATCCATATTAACTTCACCACCTTTAGATGCAACTGCAATTAGTTGATCTAACTTATCTGCTATAACTTGCATCTTATCTTCTTCACCTTTTCCACCACCACCCATCAATCCTGATAGTGCTGGTGCAACTGCTGCTAATCCTATTAACGCTCCGATGATCGGTAACGCCATTAATCCACTCAATGACATTAGGCTTAAGCCTCCTGCAATTCCTACTAAGGATGCTCCAACTAATGCTAAACCTGGACCTGCTGCTCCTAATGCAGATAAGCTTTCAGCTAGTGATCCAAGAGCGTTCATCTGTGCTATTTGGTTTACTATTGTTAATCCCGGTATCATTAGAGCTAATCCAGCTGCTGCTAACATAAGCCCTGGAAAAGCGAAGTATGATGCTACTCCGAGTGATAGTAAACCTGCTCCCAATACTCCCAAACTTATTCCTACCGGAATTAGTATCATCCAATTATCTGCAAATACTTGGAATATCTTAACAAACGCATCTGCAATTGCTCCTATAAGAACTGCCATTCCTTCGAACACTGCAGTGATTACTGTTCCAAATGCCTCAATGACTGGAGCTAATAAACTTAGTGCAAATGTCAATGGAATCAATGCTGCACCAAATGCTGCTAGTAGGAGTACTCCTAACCATGTCATCGGGTCAGCCGCAGCCTGACCTAGACTAGACAATCCTTGAGAAACTCCTTTCATATTCATTGCAAATCCAACTCCAATTCCAGGTATTGCTAATAAGAATATAGTAGGAAGTCCTAAGAGCATTGCTGCCAAGCCTATTCCGACTGGTATCAATGCTAGTGCTCCTAGTACAACTTTTCCATTAGCAAATTCTTTTAATCCCTCTGCTACATCTTTAAATGTTGATGCAATTCCTCCCTTTCCAGGTTTAATACTATTAGCTTTGTCTGCTGCTCCTGCAGCTCCTTCTGTTGCTTTACTTGCTAAATCAGCTCCAACACCGGCTGCACCTGCTCCTGCCTTTGCTGCTCCACCACCCATTCCTAGGGCAGATTGAGCTTTTACCCAAAGCATGTGTGCTTTTTCTTTTACCCAGTGTGCTGATTCCATTGCAAAGATTGCAGCTTTTTTGAGACCGCCATCAACTAAAAATTGTGTACCTGACAATATCAATTCTGCATTTTCTTTCATGAATCCAACTGCGGCTCCTCCGTACTCCACTACACTTCCTAAGGCTTTATCAGCTAAACTAGCTCCTTCTCCAAAGTATTTATTAGACTCCTCCTGAGCATCAATTGATTTTTGTAATTCTTCTACAGACATTCCAGTAGCCTCAGCTAGTGCTTTTTTCTGCATTACATTCATCTTTTCGAACTCAGCTGAACCTCCTATGTTCTTTAGTACCTCAGCGGTGGATCCTGCTAAGTCACCACTCATTGCTAATTCTCTAGCTTTGTCTAAGTTAATCTCTCTACCTAATAGCACAGATGCTTCCATCTGCTTATTAATACTACTTTCAAAGTCTAATAGACCATCAGCCATTTTTGCTGCTGTACCTATTTCAACTCCCATTTTATGTAATTCAATTGCTGCTTTACCAAATCCTTCTGCGCCACCCTTACTGTAAAGTGCCATTGCTCCGGTATTCTTTGCCATATCAGCAAATACCTTACTACCTGCAATTCCTTGAGCTTCTGCTAAGTGTGCAGTATGCTCCATTGCTTTGGCTGCTGATTCTGAAGTCTCTCCACCCATTTGGGATAGAGATGCATTAAGTTTCATGGCTTCTTGACCTGAGATACCGAGATGGTGTGCCATTGATCCAAGCTCGTTTACAGTCTCACTACTCAATGCATTCACGTTACCAAACTCCTCAACGACTCCTTCCATAACACCTTTGGTGTCTGAAAGACCTAACATGGACTCAAAAGATATTCCTTTGAATTGAGCTGAAACCGCTTGTCCAGCACTAAGTCCCATCTTACGGAAACCTTCAAAACTTTCAACTGCTTTATCTAGCTTTTTTATTACAGCATCAGCAAAGAGTGCTTTTGCCATTTCCGGTGTGCGTAGTTGATCTAACAACTCATCAGTGATTCCTATACGAGCTTTAAGGTTTGCATTTATTTCTTTAAACTTCTCATTTACCTCATCCTGCTGCTTATTTAGCTTGTCTTCTTGCTCTTGTTGTTTTAGTTTTTTGTCTAGTAAGTTTTTGCTAATTGTTAACTCGACATTTTCAGCCATTAGGCCATTAACAACCTCTTGTGATAGCTGCACTCGCTCTTTGTAAGAGTTAGCAAGATCGACATTACCAGCTTGCTCCGCTTGAAGACGTAAGATCTCCGTTTCTTGCATTATAAGCTTTTCTGTCAGAATAGCTTGATTATTCTTATTCTTCTGCTGTTCTACAGCTACTTGTACCTGAGCTCGCTCTAAAGATATACCCTTAGCGAGGGACTTGTTTAAAACTTCAGCCTGAAATGCATCCTTCTTTCTCATTTCAGCAATTTCATCTAGGCGATCTTTCATCTCCCCTAGTAGGTCAGCTCCTCCAAAGGACTTCTTTCCTTTATTGGCACCTTGCTGCATACCCGCAGTGACTGCGTCAGCTATCTGTTTAGTTAGATTCTGAAACTCACTTGGATCAATATTTAGCTTATTGTCGGCCATTTAAAGTTAATAAAATTTTGCCCATCGCGATTTGGAAGCATCGAATGCTAACATATCCATAAACTTTTGTGGATCTTTTTTAACTAACGCAGAAGCCTTTGCCATAAATTCTTTTTCGCTCATGTTAAACTTTTTGTGAAGTTCTTTAAACTTAGGATCTGACATGAGTCTAGCATACTGGTAATCCTTTACGTGATTAAAATGCCCTTTTGCAAAGTTACTTACTTTGTCCAGCATCCAATTAACTAATGACTCCTCTAGCATTCCTTCTGCTATTTTCTTTTTAGCTAACCTTCTTACCTCTTGTCGTAATATCTCCTCGAAGTTTTGATTACTCATAGTTGATTTTAATATAAATATCGACAGAAAAAGAAAGCCAACGCTTGGTTGGCTTATCTTCTTGATTTAGATCTTATTTCAGCGGCTTGCTTTTCTTCTGCCTCGTTTTCTTTCTTCCGAATGTCTGCTAGTTTTAGATAGAAGTACTTTCTTAAGTGGACTGGAAGACAATACAATTCAGTATAGGTCCATCCCATTTTTCCGTAATACATCAGATCGAATATCTGATCTTGCATCATGGGTCTATAACTAGACCCCAGGCCAAAAAAACCCCACACCAATGGGCAAAGCCATCTTTTCTTGTTCAAACTGACAATGAGGACACTCAAAACCAAATGTCGTATCAATATCTGGAGTAACTTCTTTTAGGTACTTACGCAATTCCAAAGAGTCACGTGATAGCATACTATCAACAAACTTATTGATAACTCCTTTATCTTCGTTCCCATCAACAGCTATAATTATATGCTTCAATCGTGTAGATAGTTCTGGATCAATTCCTGATACCTTACTTAATTTTTTATATCCTTTTACTGCCTCTTCAATCTTTTTCTCATCTCCGTGAGTTAAGAATTTTAAAATAAGTTTATTTTTACCAATTGGTAGTTCAAATGTGTGAGTAGTTTGTCCTTTTACAAAGCCATCCCAATTAATCCCTTTATCATCGAACTCACCTAAGTCAATACTATGTTTAGATTTTTCTCCACAACTTGGACAAGCAATCTCTACTTCATAGTCTTTACCATAAGCTAAGATACGAGCTGCAATAAAGATTGCATTCTTGTCTACCGTAAGTAAATCGTTGTAGTTGATCTTAGTAACAATAAGTGCTTGTAGCAGCTTATCAATTACTACCCCTTGTTTAATAAGGTTTTGAGAAGAAAGAATATCCTCTTCTTTTGCAGTCATGTACTTCATCTCAATCTTTCCTTCCGAAAGTGGATGTCCTTCTGGGTAGAACCAACCTTTTGATGGTAGTTCAATTACTTCAGTAGGTACAATTGATGGAGTTGATACAGTCTCTAGAGTTCCAGTGTTAATGGACTCAGCCATAAACTTGGCTTTGATTTCTTCGTCTGTGAGCATCTTTCCTGCTGGATACTCATCATTTAAAACTTTTGACATAAATTAAAACTTTTTTAGTAACTTTGATTCCTTTATAAATATGCACGTAAAAAGAAAAACCCCATCACAAGGATGGGGCTTAAATTTGTTACTATGTTTTGATCTTAGTATTCTAGTACGCAGTAATCAACTCCTAATGTTAAAGATACCTCAACTGGTGTCTCTGTTGACCAGTCCATATCTCCAAACGTTGCTGTTTTGATATATGCACCTTTGATTTTCCAGTTCTCTACTTTATCACCTACCGGTCCAAGTACGAATATATCAAAATCTCTTTTGTAGAAATCTGCATATCCATCACGACCTGTTACTGATTCGTGAGCTACACGTACCCACTCCATTACTGATTGTGCTCCTGATGGTACGATTGCGTCGTACATAGAGATTGTAATGTCATTCCACTTACATTTTCCTTTCATCTTGCGGATAATGTTAATGTGGTCTAAAACTACTTCTCCACACTCAATACCTGGACGAGACACTTTCTTACATAAGAATGCTGGAATGCCTTCTACAGATAAGATGAATCTATTCTGTACCTTTGGTTCGTAAGGTGTGTAGAAGATTTCGTTGTTTTCAATTAAATTTGCCATCTGTCGTTTATATTAAGTATTAAGCGTTATCAAAAGTTGCTCCAGTAGGAAGGATATTAAAGTCTAATACGATAAATTCTGCTGCTTTTGCTGGTTGTAAGTAAATCTGACCGTACATGATGTTTCTGTCGATTACATCAGGAGTGTTATTTGTCTCATCCATGATTACACGGAAAGCATACAATCCTTGACGAGATTTAACAGTCTCTAAGTATGGTGTTACGATGTTTAAGAATCTCTGACGAGTAGTTGTTGTATTGTTTTCAAATACTAAATAACGACTTGAAGATGCAATAAACTTTTTCAATGTGATTAGCAAACGACGTACGTTGATTCTATCTAATGCTGATGGTTTAGCTTGTAGTGTTTTTTGACCCCAGATACATACTCCTTGGTTAGGGAATGTTGCAATTGCGTTTACTTTATTTTCATAAAGGTCATTTCGTTGCGCTTGGTTCAATCTCAACTCTACATCAACTGCTTCAGATACACCTCCACGGTTTAGACCTGCTGGTGCAAACCATTCGTATGCTACTGAATCATTGTATGCCATTACACGCGGTACAACAACACTTGGTGGTACCCATACCGGTTTATTTTTATCTGTATCAATGATCTTAACCCAAGGCCAGTAAGTACCTACATAGTTTGAATCAATTCCTGAGTCAACTACTGCTGCAACTGCTGCTGCTACAGAACCTCCTTGTGTGATAGGATCTGCTAATACAAATGCATCTCCACGGTCTTCTGCTACTTCGATTGCTTTGTTGATAATAGCTGAGTGATCTTTAATTGTTGCTCCTGGAGTAACTATTAAGTTGATATCATACTCATCTGCGTTTGCAATTGTATTAAGAGCTTTTATGTAAGCTGCTCCACCTGCAGTTGTTGCAGAACTACAATTCATTCCAAATAAGTTGGTTGGTGTAGCGTAAGCTCCAACATTCTTAGCGATTGCTGGATCCATTCCGTCAAATCCACCTTGTAATGGGACATTGAATTTAAGTACGTTATTTACATCTAGTCCTACAAATACAGAAGCTGAAACACTTGAACCTCCTACGAATGTAGAGTTAGCGTTTGCTTTAGATGCACTTGGGTGAACAAAACATTCATCTAAGTTAAATCCAGTTCCAAGTTGTACTGTTCCTTTAGCTAAAGGCTTTAAGAAGTTAGCATTATCGTTTGAGTTATAATCCCATCCGTAATAAGCCTTCCTATTAAAAGATCCGTTAATTTGTGTTAACTGACTTACTACAGAAGCTGTTGGCATTGAATAACTAGAAGATATTGGTTGAATTAAAGCTTCAAATCCAAATGGCTTAACATTTGCACTAATTGCCTTATTCTGCACATCGTCCGTTACATCAATACGAATATATTTTGATACATTATTATAGTCACCAATTCTAGTTACTACTCCACTTGCATCTACTGTGAATGATCTGTCACCAATTCTTCTTATAATGTAGTTAGCTGAATCTGGATTCAAATTTAGGTTTGTATAAGATTCAAGAATGATAGGTCTTTGATCGGTGTCATTGTAGTCACGAACCAACAAAGTAAATGAACCATAGTCTGATCCTGGATCTGATCCTGGAAGTAACGTATTAAGTATACTAATCTTGTAAGAAGTGTTAGTATCTGTTCCGTCTGCTAATGATATTACTTTGAAAAGTTGTAATTTGTTACCTCCAATAATTTGTGATGTAATATAAGGAGTTGTAGCTGGTGCATAGTTTCCATATGCAGAGCTTGAGTAATCCACAAAAGCTGTAGTTGATCCTGTATCAAAGCTAACAGATCCTGATAAACCTGCAGTTGTTGCTAAGAAGTCACTGAAGTAGGTGTATACATATCCTTTGTTAGCTCCTTTCACAGATGTACCTAATACATTTGTAAATGAATCCACACTTGCTGGGTTAGCAGATGCTGTTAATATTTGCTGATTTGCTCCTGATCCTGATAAAAAGAATCCTTTAGATCCAGTTACACTGATAGAAGATGTAAAATAAGATTTATCAAATCCGTTTCCAGTTGAGAATCCAAGTGCAGTAGATGGCATGATAACACCAACTAATTTAGACCCAAGTGAACTTGAGTGAATGATGTGAACTGCTTTTGCATTATATCCTCCTGAAGTAAGAACACGAACAACAGTCACAGTAGCTGCGCTGTTTAAGTAGCTCTTAACTGCATAAGGTACGTAAGTCTCTTCACTTAATCCACCAAATTTTGCAATAAAGTCATTAAAATTGTTTACCACTGTTGGTACAAACGCTGGTCCTTTCATTGTTGGTCCAACTATTGCCGCTCCAATCGCTGCAATTCCTGCAGGTAAAAACGAAAGGTCTTTCTCGTTTGTAAATACTCCTGGTGATACTATTCTTTCGGCCATGTCGTAATAAATTGTTAAAGTTTTATATAAATATCACAACGGAACTCGAAACCTTGTTTTTGCTAAGAATTTGGTGTAAATTCACCAGATTCAACATTAAGAGATCCTTCCCCATATTTAGAGTCTAATTCCCTAGCTAATTCCTTTTCTTCAACGTTTGTTTCGAAAATCTGCTGTTCTACTAGTTGTTCCTGTTCTTCTAGGGATTGTAAGTACTCTTTGCCATTCTTCGTTGCAAGCTTAAGCTGTACTAGTTGTACACCTAATGTATTGTACTTGTCTTGAAGTAATTTAATTTGGTCAATCTCCTCTTGTGTAAAAACTGTCTTTGTCATTATAACTTATTTTAATATAAATATGCTTTTGATTTTGTAAACGTATCTACACATTTGCTTTAGTACCGGCTTAAACAGCCCCACCTCCAGCTTTTGCTCCACCCATCATATCAACAAGTGTCATATAATTTTTGTATATATTTGCAATCAAGTTTGACTTGGTTCTAACATCACCCGTTAATGTAGTATATGTTGCTAATTTTGTATATAAATTATATAAATCTTCTACCTCTATCGGTATACCATTATTT